CTTTGCTCATGGAGTCCTCGCAAATGCTCGCTTGACGGCGATCTTGAGGAATCGTTGCGAGATCATCGAGATCTGCGGAAGCGTAGGCTTGATGTAAGGACGTGGCTTCATCCGGCGAGTTCCAAATTCAAGCATCGGCGCGTATGGCACGTTGCTTCCGTATCGAAGCACGACGGCGCGACCGTTCTCGAAAATGTTCGCGAATCCGTCTGGACGATTCCCTACCGTCTCGACGCTCCATGATGCTCGAAGTCGATTCGTATTCACGGCAGGAGGCTGTCCTGCAAGCGATGCGCGATGGTATCCACGCGCTCGAAGGTTTCGTCCCTTTGCCTTGCCTTTCGCGACTCGGTAGAGAAATCCCATTCCTGCTTGCGAGAGTCGACGACGAACAAGACGAGCAGATCCGACAAGCGTTGCATCCATGCCTTCACGCAGGCCGACTCGCATCGTTTCGAGAATCGCGTCGTGATTGAACTTCGCTCCGCTCACGGTGCGCCTCCTGCGCCGACTGCGTCAGGCTCAACTTCAACGCAGTCGACGACCGTCATATTCAGCGAAGGACGTGCGCCAGTCTGACCGAGTTCCGCAGGATTCACGACACCCGTGACGCGCCATTGCCGAGCCGTCAGGGCTTCCGAGTCGTGAATTTCGTAGTCGATTCCGATCGAGAGTGCTCCGACGAAGTAGATCGTCGCGGACGTTCTGCCTTCGTATCGGCCCTGAATGACTGGCTCGCTTTGCGATGCAGGCTGAATGAATCCGGTCGCCGTAAAGACGCGGCCATACTGCCGAGAGATCGATCCGTCCGATTCGACCGTGTACGCCGGAAGACGGATATAGAGCGTCATTCCGAATTGATTCACAAGCGTCTCGATGCTCAACGGAGCCTCCGATACGAATCGAGAACCAACTTCGTCGACGAGTCGAGATCCGACACAGATCGAAGCGAGTACGAGTATCCACCGAGCGATTCACTCTGAAGGTTCGGATCTCGCTTGCGCGAGTTCAGGAGACGGGATGCCATCTCGATCGTCGCTTGCTGAAGATCGTATGGAATCACTCCATATCCGCCTTCATAGTCAACGAAGAACGAACGATACTGCGTCAGCGTAGGGCCGTAAATGATTCCCCTCGGATCGTCGATCATGTAGTCGGTCAGCGAATCAGTCGGAGCCTGAAGGTAGATCGTCTTCTGCTTGAGATCCGCGCCGGCGATCTTGCGAAGGTACTTGGTCGGCAAATTCAAGACCGCGCTCGCCGAGAAGCCAGTCACGCCAGAGATTGCCGCCGCAAGGAGATTCGTCGACGGATACGTTGCGAACACGGTTTCGATCGATGTCTCGACTCCAGACGAATTGATTCGATGAAGATGGACGTGATCGCTATCGACTCCGACCGTCACGGAAATATCGCTTGGGACTGTCGATTGAACGGAGATCGCATTGTCGTAGCCTACTCCGACAAATCGAACGTGCTCGACTGGATTGTTCTTCAGCGCAATTCGATCCGCGCCGTATGTGTCGTACCATTCGTAGTACCGCTGCGAAACAAAGTTTCGAGCGCAGTATCGCTGAATGAAGTCACTCGCTCGGTCGATCAGGCTCTCCATCAGCGCATCGTCGGTCGTCGTCGTCACGCCGAGATATTGCTTCAGACTGACCAGAGTCGTGAGTGAGTTCGTCGCTACGGCCATCGGCTCTCCTTGGCTTCTTCTTCGGCGTTTGATTCAGTCGAGTCGAATCCACAAAGAGCGGAGCAGGCTCGATCGCGTGTTTCGCGTATCCCTTCGAGACGAGAGTCTTCGCTGCTTCGTGCGAGACGTTGACGATCGTTCCCGCTCGAAGATCTCGTCGGCCTACGCCGTCGACGTGAATCGCGCAGTTTCGAAGAACGATTAGAAGGTCATGCATTCGATCGGCCTCCCGTCTTCATGGTATTTCGAGAGATATTGCGTGATTGCTCGGCAGTCTTCCGCAGGCCACGTCACGACGTTCTGAAGATGGCCGATGCGAACTCGCGGACAGAGGCAAATCTTCTTGCCTGCTTCGCGGAGACGATTCCAGAAGAAGATGTCGTCATCGACGCGGCCTTCTTCCCAGTTTCCGTTCTTGTTCGGAACGCCGAGGAAGAACGGCCTCGGAAGATCACGAATCGCATCGAGTCGAATTAGCGTCAGGCCGAAGTGACCCGTGTTCATTTCGAGCGCGTCCGTGTAGAGCCGATCTTCCGTCATCTCCTTGAGAAGCGTTCCGTCGTCGTTCTTGATCGAGAAGAGCGGAAGATCTTTGTCTCGTCCGATCTGAAGCGGACATAGCGCGGCAACGTCAGGCCGCGTCTCCATGACTTGCCAGAGCCGAATGATGTCTTCCGCGTCAAAGATCGAATCGTAGTCGACCGTCAGAACGTACTTGATGCCTTCCATCGTCAGGCAAGTTTCGAGAAGACGTTCGAGGCATTGGCCCCAGAAGACTCCGGTCGATCGCGTGACGTTGAAGCCAAGCGAGGCCGCCGCATGATGCAGAACGCCTTGCGTGTCCGTCCAACAAACGCGAGGAAGCGACATGATGCAATGAATGTCTTTCATCGGGAAAGACGGCGCAGGCCGCGAGTACTTGCGAGCGACGACAGAGATCTTCGTCTTTGTCTCGTTCCAAGCCCAACCATTCTTGCCGCGCGAGATCTCGAAGCCTGCGAGATTCAGAACGCGAGAAAGTTTCTCGCGATTCCAAAGCGACTTCGCGCCATCGCCGATCAGCATCTTTTCCGTCTCTGGCTCGCCTTCGTTGTAGGCTTTCAAGACTCCGTCGAGATCAGGCACTTCGAGCCGTAGTTCTGCTCCGTCTTTGAGTTGCGATGCGATCGAGCGAAGCCAAGGAATCGCGTCCTCTGTGCGGATCTGCGTCAATCCCGAGCCGATGTCTGCGCCGTCCTTCAGTTCTTCCATTTTGTCTCCTTGCCATGAGGCTTCGGAATGATAGAGGGGAGACGGACAGGCCGCCTCCCCACCGGAAAAAGAAAGAGGTTCGTAAATCATCCGAGCGCGTAGGTCGAGACTCCCGTTTCGTCGGCAGTCGTGACGGAGTCGATCGGCTCAAGAAGTTGAGCCATGATGATCGCGTTCCCTTCGAGGATCTGCTCGATTGTGGCTTTGAGAAATCGCTTCTTCCCGAGCATCGAGACATCCCAAACGATCTTCGGTTGTGTCGTCGATGTCGCCTTGCTCGGAAGAACATAGTCGACTCCGGCGACCATCTTCGGAATCGCCTCCCAAGTGACGCCTTTGTCCGACTGCTCGATCTTCGTTCCGTTGACGAGCCTTCCCGCTGAATCCGAGCAAAAGATGATTCGCGCGTATCGGTATCCTTGAGTGTCGACGGATGCCGTGAAACTCTGACCGAACGACTGATCGAGAACGACCATCTTGAAGTCTTGCGAGTTTCGCATCGAATCTCCTTGTTACGAAATGACGTAGTTCGCTGCGCCAGTCTCGGCGACGGTCGTGATGCCGTCGATCGGATCAAGAAGCATCGCGTTGAGTTGACCTCGGCCAGAGGTCGCGTGTTCGATCGTCGCCTTGAGATATCGCTTGCGACCTGCGAGATTCACATCCCAAACGACCTTCGGACGAGTCGTGAGATTGGTCGTCGTTGCGAGCGTGTAGTCAGTTGCGAGAACGATGCCTCGAATCGCTTCCCAAGTCGAATTGTCGTCGGACTGTTCAAGTTTGCAGTTCGTCGTCGGTGCGCCAGTCGATGAGGATGAAAAGGCGATACGCGCAAAGCGGAATCCCTGCGTGTCGACTGATGCCGTGAGTGTCGATGCGCTCGCCTCTGAAAGAACGACCGATCGCATATTTTGAGAGTTTCGCATCTTGCCTCCAAAGAGAGAGGGTAGGTTTCCCTACCCTCTCTCCCCTGTTCAGAAGATCAGAAGATCATACGTATGCACCGGAAGCGGAGCCTTGCTCGCTGATAGTTGCGATGCCATCCGAAGGGTTGCTCAGATCGCAAGTCACAAGCAGAGCGTCGCCAGAGTGCGCCGTGTAAGTGACCTTCAGATATCGCTTGCGGCCTCGAAGATCGACGTTGTAGACCATCTTGGCGATAGTCGTCGCGATGGACGCAGTCGATGCGAGTGGGCTTGGCGTTGAACCTGCAATCGCCGTGAATCCAGATGCAGCAGCGTCGCTCTCTTCGAGAACATGGTTGGAAGCCACGGTCGTTGGAGCGATTGTGCTTGCGATTCCGAAGACGGAAATCGTCGCGTATGAAAATCCACGCGTATCGAATGTCGAGGTAATCTGCGTGACGGTCGTTCCATTTCCGCCACCAGATACGATTCGTGCAATGTTTCTCATGTGTGTTTGGTCCTTTGGATCAGAGGGTCATCTTGATCATTGCGCCGTATGCCGAGGAGGAGCCGACGTTCGCGCAAACGATGTCGACGCGCTCCGTGCCACGAACGACGCGCTCATCTTGCTCAAAGGCGTTGAGAGCGGAGTCGCTGAACGCGATCGATGTCGCGCGGCGATCGCCGAGGTAGCAGGCTTGCGAGAGGTCGCCGATATAGGCGAAGACTGCGCCGCCGCTTTCGGTGACAGGGATCACTTGCGTGAACTCGACTGG